ATATAAGAATTAAACTTGCAAAAATTTCTGCTGCTGTTGCTGCTAAATGTTTTTCAACTTTTAATTCACATCAAGGGGTATTAGTTAAAGCCGGACATGTTGAATGGTCAATAAATTTTATGGAGAGTTTATATAACAAACCTAATTTTGGATATAATGTTTTTAGTAAATCAAAATTATCACAGTCAACATTGAAAGATAAAAAAGCTGTTGATGCAATTACCTCAAAACTTGGTAAGAATACAGAAAATTTTATTGAGGGGATGTTAGATCAAAAAAGAATTTCAATTACTGACATTTCAGATTTTACCGGTAAAGATAAATATGATTCAAAAGAATTGGTTGGTGAACTGGTAAGGTTGAGATGTTTACAAAAAGAAAATACATATTATATTAAGAAACCTGCTTTTATTATATATTTAAGAAAATTAGAAAAAGGAATGTAAAATGATTATAAGTGATTTTGATTTATTTGAGTATCATAGAGCACACAAAAAACAGTTTTGGTTAAGAAAAAAAGGAACAAAAGGTTTTGTAATAGATCAGAGTATTATTAAAGAATTTTTAGATAAACTTTGGGAAGAAGAAGAAAGTAAATGGATAAGAATTAAATAAAATAATTGAAAGGAGTTTACATGGGTAAAATAAATATTAAAGATATTAAAAAAGATATAACATTACTATTAAAAAAATCTGATTTTAAAGATAAAATAAATTTAATTAATTCTTTAAGAAAACATATACATACATTATCACCTTTTAAAAATGAGCCAGTTGATTTTGTTGAATGGGTTATACAAGATAAAGTTGTAGCTAATGATTATAATCCTAATAAGGTAGCCCCACCAGAAATGGAATTATTAGAAATATCAATTACTAATGATGGTTTTACACAACCAATAGTAACTTTCCCTAATAAAGATAAAATAGAAGTGATTGATGGTTTTCATAGAAACAGAGTTGGTAAAGAAAGTAAAATTGTTGCTGAGAGAATTAAAGGTTATCTTCCTACAGTGGCAATTAGATCAGCGCAAAACTCAAAAAATGATCGTATTGCTTCTACTATAAGACATAACAGGGCTAGAGGTAAACATATAATAGATGCTATGAGTGAGATAGTTATAGAACTTAAAAATAGAAATTGGAAAAATGAAAGGATAGCTAGAGAATTAGGTATGGACCAGGATGAAATATTAAGGTTATGCCAGATTACCGGATTAGAAGATATATTTAAAGATGATGATTTTTCTAAATCTTGGAATATAGAAGATTCTGATATTGATTTTGAACCTCTAACAGATGAAGTTACTGAAATGGAAAAAGAAGAAAACAGTTTTAGAACTGTTAATACTAGCGACCCTACAAGAGTTTTTCATACTTATGATAAATGGGAATGTCATAAAGCAGGGTTTTATGATACTGTAAAAGAAGGTATGACTAAAGAAGAATGTGAAACTATTTACGCTTCTTTTTTATCAGATGATAAAAGATTTAAAAAAGCTTTATATAATGTTATTAATAAATGGATAAAATCATGTGAACATTATCTTACAAATAAAGCTATGAATAGAATAGCTTGGTTAGGTCAAGCTTCTTTATGTTATGCAGAAGGAATACCTAGTACATTTAGAGGTGGGTTTCATTTATTATCAGAGAAACAACAAAATAAAGCAAATAAAATAGCGTTTATATATTTAAATAAATGGTTAAAGAAAAATAAATATAAAGAGATTACGTTTGAAGAGGCTATGAGTACAGGCAGACAAGCGGAGATATATTAATATGAATATTAAAAAATATCAAAAATATAATGTTCTTTCAGCTTCTAAAGATAGAGTTAAAAAAACCTTTGATAATTTTGAAAAAATTTATATATCTTTTTCCGGTGGAAAGGATAGCTCTGTAATGACTCATTTAGTTTTAGAAGAGGCTATCAAGAGAAATAGAAAAGTAGGATTATTAATTATTGATTTAGAGGCTCAATACAAAGATACAATAGACCATGTTTATAAAATGGCAAAATTATATAAAGATAATATAGATCTTCATTGGGTTTGTATTCCTTTACTTCTTAGAAATGCTGTATCTAATTATGAACCTAGGTGGATATGTTGGGATGAAGATAAAAAAAATATGTGGGTTAGAGAAAAACCAGAGTGTGCAAAATTAACAGAAGATTATCCTTTCTTTGTTCCTAAAATGGAGTTTGAAGAGTTTATGATTTTATTTGGTAAATGGTATGCAAACGGAAAAACAACAGCAGCTTTTATTGGAATAAGAGCAGATGAAAGTTTACATAGGTATTGTGCAATAGCAAGAGATAAAAAAGGTTTAATGTTTAATGATTATAAATGGACAACTAAAGTTGCAAAAGGCTTATATAATATTTACCCAATTTACGATTGGAAAACAGAAGATATTTGGATTTTTCACGGTAAATACAGAAATAAACCACATAATGAAATATATGACAAAATGAATATGGCAGGTGTAAAATTAAGTAATCAAAGATTATGTCAACCTTATGGTGATGACCAAAGAAGAGGTTTATGGTTATATCATATTTTAGAACCTGAAACATGGTATAAAGTTGTAGCTAGAGTAAATGGTGCTAATTCAGGTTCTCTTTATATTCAAGAAAATGGTAATATGACAGGGTATAATAAAATTACAAAACCAGATGGACATACTTGGAAAAGTTTTTGTAATTTATTATTAAAAACAATGCCTGGTAAAACAAGAGGACATTACAGTTTAAGATTTAAAAAGTTTATTTCAGGTTGGCATGATAGAGGTTATACAAAAATACCAGAAGAAGCCCCTCCTGAACTTGAAGCTAAATGTTGGGCACCTTCTTGGAGAAGAATGTGTAAAGTTATTTTAAGAAATGACTATTGGTGTAAAAGTTTAGGACAAACACAACCTAAATCAGAAGCTTATGGAAAATTTAAAGAGATACAAAAAAAGAAAAGATATGAAAAGTTAGGAAAGAAACCTCCAACTAAGAGACAATCATAATGAAAGGTAATGTTATTTCCATTGATACAGAAACAACAGGTTTAGACCCCTACTATGCCAAACATGTTGTGTTTCTATTTACTGCCTATTCCAACTTAGGTGAAAGTCTTAAAGTTTACAGTGATGAACCAAATTTCAAGACAATAATTCAATCTCTATTTTACGATCCCTCTAAAGAATTAATAGCGCACAATATGAAATTTGATTTAACAATGCTTATTGCTTGTGGTGTTTTAAATTTAAGAAAAGTTTACAAGTCCGGTGTAAAATTACATTGTACATTGTTACAATCAATTCTAATAAACAATTTAGGATATCACAACCTTGCATACCTTACCTCTAAGTATCTAAAAATTGATGTAACTGGGAAAGATGTTTGTCAAGATTGGCTTACCAAAAACAAAAAATCTTTTAAAAATAAGTATAACAGAGATCCAAATTATTCTGACATACCATCTGGAATTATTGAACCTTATGCAATGAACGATCCCGAATGGTGTTTAAAATTACATTACAAATTTAAAAAACCAATGAGTGAAATTCCAGATTTGTATAATAGAGAATTGTTAATTATTTTTGTTACTATTGAAATGGAGTTTAATGGGCTGTACATTGATATTAAAAAATCTAATAAACTTTATGATAAAAGTTGTTCTGATTTAAAAATTCTTGAAATGTTGATATATAAAACTGCTGAAGAGAAAGTAAATCTTAATTCCCCAAAGCAAATGAGCAAGCTGTTATTTAAAAAATTAAAGTTGTTAGGTTCAACCACTACAAAGACAGGGGCTTTATCCACTGGAACACCCGCTTTGTACAGACTTATTTCCACAGAGGTATTGAAAATATTTATTGATTCTGAAAATAAGAAAACCCCTGTAAAGAAATTTCTTGAAAAGCTTTTCAAATTTAGTAAAACTGATATCTTACTTGGAATGATAATCAAATATAAAGAACTTTCAAAAGTTAGCAAAACATATTACAGAGTAATAGTAAATCAACATATTAAAACAGAAAATAAATCCATTGGTTATATACATAATATTTTTAATCCTTTTAATACTGTGACAGGTCGAATGAGTTCCGGTTCTGGTAAAAGAAACATAGGGTTAAATGTTCAAAGTATGTCAAAGGTTGGTGGTCCTAGACAATGTGTAATAGCAAAGCCAGGTTATACCAATATACATAATGATTATTCACAAATAGAATTAAGACTTGGAGCACACTATTCAAAAGATAAAGTAATGTGTCAAGCTATTATTAATGGTGAAGATTTACATACTAAAACCGCTATAGGTATATTTAAAGAAGATGCTGAAGATATTACAAAACAACAAAGGGATATAGCAAAAACTTTGAATTTCGGAATTTGGTATGGTATGGGTCCAAAAGCATTACAAGAAAAACTTTTTAAAGATGCCGGAATGATAATAAACAGATCACAAGCAATCAAATATATAAATAATTATAAGAAAACTTACCCCGGTGTTAATGCTTTGATGAAAAGTTGTGACATACAAATACAAAAAAGAGAGTATATTACCAATGATTTTAAAAGAAGAAATTACGTTAATAAAAAAGAGTCTTACAAAGCTGTTAATTATTTAATTCAGGGTGCTGCTGCTGATGTAATGAAAGACGCTGTTGTAAATTGCTGGGAATATATAATCAAAAAGAAATTAGATGTTAAGATTATATTATTGGTACATGATGAAATTGTATTCCAGATATCTAATAAATATGATATTAAAAAAGTGAATAAAGCTCTTCTAAAGATAATGAATAACTATAATTTTAGCGTTCCACTAAAGACTGATTCAAAATACTATAGTGGTATGGTGAGTTGGGAAGATAAGAAAGACCTCTAGGATCAAAAATTTGGTGTCTAGGAGCTTGCTGAGTAGATTTAAAAGTTTTAGACGATAGGAAAGCGGTTTATAACTCTAAGTATTGTTAGAAAGGTGTCTAGTTACATAAGTTCTTTAAAATCAATTAGTTAAAAACTCTCCATTTTGTAAAGGTATAAGTTGTTAAAAATCAGCGACTTACATCTTGAAAAGTTTGGTTGTTATAAGTTGTTAAAAATCAATTGGTTGCAAAAGCAATCTTGGATTTTGAAAAATTATTTTAAAAATAGTTGTGTCAGTTTGTAAATGTGTTTCTTGTAAGTCATTGAAAGTGTTGGTGTTAAGTGTTATTAAACTTTTATTTAAAAACTATTTACTTTTTATTAAAATGGTGGTATATTATAACTATGACAAGTAGAGACAATAAAAACTTAAACAAAGGAAACACAATGATTACAAGCAGAAAAGAATTAGCCATAGCATTAACAGAGGGAAACGTAGTTGAAGTATCTAATGTAAGCAAGAGACTTGATAGAGTTTGTAAATTATGGGCAAGTAGAAAAGAAATTATTATTGCTGACAACAAAATCACCTCTAACTAGGAAACACAATAACAAACGAAACTTATCAGATCAGAAAGGAAACAAAGGAAGCAAAGAAAAATAATAATGCATGGCTTAAGACTTTATCACCTGCTGTAAGAAAATCAATCATTTCAAAAAGGAGTAACTAAAATGGCACTTTCAACAGACAAAGCAGACACAGTTGCAAAAAGTTTAAAAGTAAACATGACAACAGATTTAGCAATTGTATTTGCTAATGGTGGTAATTATGAGTAAGGCCGTAAACATACGTAAAGGACTTATTAAGAACATCATATCTCTTAGTGACAAAGTAGAAGATGATAGCTTTTTAGAGCTTCTTGGCTTATTGAGTATTACCAGACTTATAGAGATTAACGAAGAGCTAAAATCTTTATAAACCATTTAACATAAGGGAAACATGAAACAACACGGCGATTTAAACGAGATAGACCAGCACATAATCAGAGACACAATGACAAGCCACAAAATAAGGATTCCACAGTTTGTTAAGCTTATGGTTCGTAAATGTTATGAGAAAGATTTAACACCAGAAGAAATTTCTAAAAAACTTGGCATTACATTAAGCAAAGTTAA